CGCAAAAGCTTCGTGGTGTACGTGCCGCCCGTGCCAGTCAAGGCGGATCCGGTGATGACGATTGACACGAGACGCTCAGTCCCTGCCGCAAAATCATCCTTCCGCGCAACGGCCACCGCGTCATGTTCAAAAGTCACTTTGAGCAGGATTTCAGGCATGACGGTTTTTGAGAAGCTGAAAGCCTTTGAGCCGTCACCCGTCCAAACAGGCACAACGCCGGTTTTAACGGAAAGGTCAAAGCCCAAAAAGGTGTTCGTGGCCTGAGTTGAGCCGATTGTGCCATTTGCCGCGTCGATGTAGAGCTTCGCATTCTGGAAGAGAATTTCTTCCACGTCTGTCAGGCTCAGACTGGTGAAAGTGGTCTTTGTCCGGTTGCGCCCAAACCAATCAGCCGATAACTTGACGGCCTCGCCAGCCGCGCCGGTCAGGTTGAAAGAGCGCACCTGTGCATACTCAACTTCCTCGGCCTGTGTGTTGTCGCCTGCTTCGATGGTGTAACTTTTCAGCGTCTTTGCCGCTGTGGTCGGGAACGTGTACAGGTAGGTGTATCCGTTGGTCGTGCCTCCGTTGCTCGTGCCTGTCACGACATCCTCAACGCCTGCCGATAACACATAGCCCAACTGTTCGAAAGTCGCCTCGTGTTCTGGCATGGAGACGTTCACCACTGTTTTTGGGATATAGGCGCGGTTCGTGCCCGACAAATAGCCGACGTCCTCAACGGGGAAAACCGGCTTGCTCTGGTCATCAATCACGGCCAAACCGCGATAAATGGCGGTCGCAGCTACGGCTGTACCCGCCGAACTTTCCAGCCCGATCTGGGCTTTCCGTAACATTCTGATACCTGCCATGCTGTACCTCCTAAACGGTTACTCTGGTTTTTAGCCCGTTGACTGTCCAACGAAAGCCGATTGTCTGCACCTCGCCCCATGCCATAGGCACGAGACCGGATGAAGTGATACCCGAAAATTGGATGACGTTATCCAAAAGCGCCCTGAATATGGCGTTCGGGACTGTCTGCGCGTAAGGGATGGCTCGCTCGTAGGCTGTGACAAGCGAAGGCTCCCGCATCACGTGAAGCTCTACAATGACGCTTTCAAGGTAGAGCGCCTCGCCCGTTGCGCCGTGGTCGATGGTTGCGGGGCCAGGCCATGCAAGGAAAAACGGCCCAACGGCTGGCATTCTGTCATTCAGCACAGAAGGCGCGGCCTGCACCCCGTCAAGCGCCCTCAGTTTGTCCGTGATAAGCTCGATGGTATCCTGGATGTCGCTCATGGTGTCACCTTTTGAAACTGCGATAGCAGGAGCTTCACGTCAGGATCGAAGCTCGTGATGGTGGTCACGCTTCCAAACTCAGCCGCGCCGGTGATGCCAAAGGGGGCGTCCCGCCGTTTGAAAAGCCTCACCGCCTGGAGGATGCACGCCTGCTTGACCTGCGCAGGGATCGCCGAAAAGCCAAATTTCCCGTCAATTTCCACGCCCCGCTCGTGTGTCGGGAAGCCCTTTGTCCCCCAAACGGGAACATCAAGGCGCATAACCGGCCAGCCGTCAAGGCTTGCATTATACGGCCATGTCTGATAGTCGCTCGTTGCCCACGTGGTTTCATATGTACCATCCGCGTCATCGTCTGTTTTCAGGGTCGTGATGCTTGCGATATCGTCCGTGTAAAGTTCGCAGACACGATCAGCCGTGAAATACCGCTTCTCGTCCGTCCCGTTGGCATAAAAGCGCCTCCGGCAAAACTTGTCAATCATCCTGGAGACGGCTTCGACGATGCTCTCAATTGATGCGTCATCCTCGGTGTGGGTGGTGTCTATGATCGTAACCGCAGAACCCGCCGCTGAGGTGGTCACGGTTTCGGTGACGGTCAAGGCGGTCGGGGATGTCGTCACCACCGTAAACGCCCGATTATTCCCTGCCTGCGCTGAGCCCGATACCGTGATAATCGCACCCGGCACGAAGCGGGCAAGGTTGCCGCCTGTGTCCGTGATGGTGTTACCGGTGGAGGCAAAGCCGATGGTGGAAGCGGTAAGTGACCGCGCCATAAGCAGCGCGTCTCTAATTTCTTGAAGCGTCGCGTAACCGTTTGTGATGGTCATAGGCTTTTTATCCTATCCAAAAACCGGCCAAAAAGCGCCGGGAATTTGCTCAAGTATTCATGATAAGCATACCACGTTTTGCCCACCTCTGCATGACTTTTTTCAAGGTGCGCGTGGTCGTCTGTCAGGCCGTAAAGGTGATACTCGTTGTCGTGGATCATTTTTCCGCGCGTCAGCACAGGCGTACCGCAAAGCAGGGCTTCTTCAACCACGCTGGTCTGTGTTCGCCAAACAACCGTAAAAAGCGATTGTTTGAGAAGTCCGGCCATCTCGTAATGATGAAGCGGCCAGCCTTGCGTGATTTCAATACCGCCCGGCCAGGTGCATTCGTAGGAGGTGATGATCTTACGCTCCACCGGGTCTCGATGGTTGAAAAGCGAGGTGTCTGTAATCGGCAGGCGCAAAAATTCGTTGTCTTTCAGGTGACGACTGGCCTGCCGTTCTACGTGGTCACGCATGGATACTGACCAACAAAGGATTTCATCACCTGGTGCGACGTTCCAGTAACCGCGTTCGGCTAAAATGTAGCGCATCACCCGTTTGGCTTTGAGGGGGTTGCCTTGCACCACCTCAGGGTAGATTACAAGCGTATCATCGCCCACCGGCCCGCCCTGGTAGTGTTCAACACCAAAGACGGGGCTAAAACAGGTCATTGACACATCCACCCCGGCTTCGTTTAGCTTCTCAGCCAGCATGTGAAGCGCAACGATGCCGCCGCTTTTATGCGTCCATTCGTAGCCGTAAATCAGCACTTTGTTCATAGCACCTCAACGAATCCGGCGCGGGCCAGGTCTTTAGCCTGCTCTGCGTCAATATCATAACGTGCGCCCTTTACCAGTTGGAGAGTGCGCCCGTAATGACTGATATTTACATGCATCAGAGCCTTTACAGGCGCAAGGGGGCCTTGGCGGTTCTCAAAAGGCCAGAGTATTTCGCCTTTTTCAATGTGTCCGCACATCACGCCAAAATGGCCTAACTGGTTGATGTCATTTTTCAAGCAGTCTTTGGCGAAGGCGATGTCAACAGATAGCCCGTTATCATCGTCAGGTCGGGGCTTTATCTTTTCAAGCACCGCTTTCCGAATGAGCGTGCAACCAAAGCCGACGCCTGAGACTTTGACCACGCCAACGCTCATGGCGGGCCTCAAATCGTCGGGGAAAAGTGACAGGCTGGAGTCTAACCCGTGTTTGTTGGCGTACCGCCAAAGGTTGATGACGTTTGACGTCCGAAAACGGTAACATCCATAAGCAACGGGCGCTCCAGCCTGCCAGAGCTTTTCAAGAGCGTCTGACGGCGGAATGATGTCGTGTTCAACAGTGAGCAGAGCATCATAACCACCGTCAAGCGCCATTTCCCACGCGTGCTGATACTGCGCCAGTACGTTTCGATAATCGCCTTTCCCGTACGGGTTTTCTCTCCCGATTTCGATTGTCACGCTTCCATCAAACGTCAGGCGCTTGATGGCTTTCGCGGTTTCTGGCAGGGGTTTGTCGAGTACAGGGCAGTAAAGTAACACGCGTGGGTTTGTCATTTTATCACCTGCTAGGCGGTGGGGTGCGTGGCGTACTGGAAGGCTTCTGCCTGAGCAACGGCGCAACCAAAGCGGATGGTGGCATGGTAATCGACGTACCCGCCCTTTGAGTGAGTGTACGGGTCGCGGAAGATGCGCATGCCCCAGTTTTCAGCGAAAGCCATATATGCGAAGTTACCAACGCACAGGGATTTTGCCGAAGCGGTGATGGCGCCGGCGTAGTCAGTCAGGAAGTAGGGCTTTCCGTACAGGTCGGGGCCAGCGGTCGGGGTCGGGGCGAAAGTGAACACGCTGGACGAAGTCAGGCCGCGCAGGTAGCCCATCGTGGCATTCCGCAGCACCCAAACCGCGCCGTCTTCATATTCTGATTTCAGCTTGTGGTACAGTTCGGGGATTTCAGCCGCGCCGATTGCCGAAGCGCTGTCAAAGGTCAGGCCAGCAGTACCGCCGTACAGGATACCCTGAGGCTGTGACGAGCCAGTACCAGCGACAACATAGTTGTTTTCGGTGAGGGCGGCAGCGCGTCCGAACAACCCGGCAAGGTAATTCTCAACGGGGAGGGCGCTGTCAGAGATGAGGTTCTGGTGGATTTGCACGGTGCGCCGGTGGTCGTAGATGGTGATTGACAAATCAGTGAAAGGCGCGATCTCGCTGTCATTGCTGTCAGACCCCTCTGAGGTCAGGGTGAAGATGGGCATGCGGTCGCCCTGTACAGGAACCTGAATGCTGGAGCGCGAGGTCGGAATAATCATCGCGCCAGGAGCGCGCCGGATGATGGAGTACGGGTCGCGCTTTTCGATGATGCGCGGGTAGAAATCCTCAGGAACGAGAATGCCGCCGTCTGCGGCGGTTCCTTCCACCCACGGATTTGCTTCCTTCACGGCGCGGTTCACTTCGTTGGCTGCGCCAACGTCGCCGGTGCGCATGTAGCGGAAGAACGCCGCCTTCGTGGTGTCTGGCTGCGGGTTCGTATTGACAGCGGGGGCCGCTTTGGTTGCCACGATTTCAGGCAGGCCGCCTTGCGATTTCACGGCTTCGTCAATCATTTTCTTGACATCGTCAAGAGAAAAAGTATTTTCAGGCATGGTATTTACCTCTTTCGATTCGCTTTCTGGTTGGGTTTGTGCTTCCTCGCACTTCGGCGCTTCGGTCGCGGTTTCAACCGCCTCTGACGTGTTCGCCTCATCTGCAAGCAAGCTTTTTAGTGTTACCGCGTGGTTACGCGGTTCGGCTGGCATGGGGGTGATGGATGCATCAAGCCCCAAAGGCCAGCGGGTGATGGTTTTGCGTCCGTCGATAAACGCGCGTTTCACAAGGTGGGGAGATGTGCCAGATGACCAGCCCATTTTGCCAGCCTCAATGCCGCGCTCTAAAAGCAACTTGACGTATTCGTCCGCCATGTCCAACTGCGCGTCAATCCACACGCCCACATCATCAACGGTGAGATGACCTGTGCCGATACTTTTCAAGCCAAGCTTGTCATCATAGCCGTGATGGTACAGGACGGGGGTCTCTTTGTGCGGGCCAAAGTCAGTGGCAGCCGTGAAGGTGTCACCGTCTAAATCCTCGCCGCCAAAAGTAATCAGGTAGCCTCCTACCCTGCCGCCGCCCAGGCTCTTGACAGCGGATCCGAAGAAGACAACCGCATCTTCAGTCAGGCCGTCCGTTTTTGTCTCGTTTTCTGCCATGTTTTTACCTCCACTTCTCAACTATCTCGTTGAAAATTTGTCTCATTTCTTCCAGCTTTTCGGTCATGATTTCTGTGACCTTTTTCCAACCGATCAGTTTTTGCATCCGGCTCTGGCCTGTCTTATCCTCAGCCCCGCCCATGACAAAGCCGGAATACGGCGCGGCGTTGGTGATTTTCTTCTCCGTGTTCGATACGCTCGATACGTTCCACGATCTCTCAAAGCGCCGGGTGCGCGTGTAAGGCAGTTCTAGTTCGCCGCTTCTCAGGTTGGCAAAAAACCAGCGCCGCTGTTTGTCGCTAAAGAAGCCATTACCGCCAAAAGCCTGCTTGCGCGTCACCCGCTTCTCGTCAGGATATTTCTTATACTCTTCGACAAGCATTTCACAGATACGGGTGAGCGCGGGTGATACAACCCGTTCCTCAAAGCGGGTCAGGCGGTCGCCCGCGTCCTCTATTCCCGTAACCGTGACGTTCAAAAAGTCAGGCATGATACCTCATGGTAGGGCCGGCAAAGGCCCGCGTGTAATCGGTTTTTCGGTTGGATCAAGTCGGCAATCGCAGCGCCAGCCCCCGCAGTCAAGCTTGCTATTTGGCGCGTTCTTTGGCTCAACACCAGCGTCCCTCCAAAACTGCGCCCGCTTGACAATGCCGGCCAATTTCGCGCACGATGGACAATGTTTTTCCGTCTCTCCTAAAATCCATTCTAGAGGCTGATTTTTCGCCGCCTCGATTTTTGCCTGAGTTCGTATCTGCGCGTAACGGTTCGCCCACAAAGCGGCGCGGGATATGAACGGGTCAAGCGGTTTTCCGTTCAGCCGCGCCTGCTCGATGTCAGACAGGAAGCCGGTCACAAATCCGCGCTCTTTGATAATCGCGCTGTCAAGTTCCTGCTTTTCGGCCTGCGTCATCTCCTCGGCGTTCACACCCACATCCATCATGCCATCCTGCCACGCCGCCGTAAACTGCTTCTCAATCTCAGTCATAAAATCGCGCTCTGCTTCTGAGTAGGTGATGTTTTCGCCGTAAAGGTCAGAAGCAATGCGCTCGATCACGCCCTGGTATTGAGACTGGCTTCCACTTGTTGGCTCGGTAAGCGGTTTGGGTTTGTAAGGTTCTGCCTCGCTGTAAATGCGCTCGGTCACACCCTGGTTCATGGTATAGCCCAGATTGTCAAGGTATTGAACAATCAGCGCCATCTGGTAAGCCGCCGCCGCCGCTTCCATAACGTGACCTTTCAGCCGTTCGATGTCCTGCGGTTTTTCCTCTCCCGTGATGGTTGCGCCCGTTGCGCGCTTGACTTTGTTGATGAGCTGCGTCAGGGTGATGCGCCCGGAGCGGTAATCGGCCATGTAAAGCTCGATAACCCTGTACGCCTCGTCCGGGTCAATGTCATCGTCTGGCAGTTCCTTGATGCTTTCCATGACATCAACAGGCACGACATAACCGCGCCTGGTGAGCCACGATGCAACAGAAAGCAGGGCCGATTTTATTTCAGACATGACACCGCCTCCCGCAAAGCCTCAATCACGCCGGACACATCCGCACCCGCAAACACGGCCCGCACGTCATCAGCCGTTTTCGCGTGGGACAATTCCGCCTTGATACTGTCTGACACACCAGCCGGGATAACGTCACTGATAAAGTCAACCGCCGCGGGCTTGCCGTTCTGCAAAGCCTTGATAGCTTTTCTTTGCCATTTTTTCATATCCTCGGCCATAGGTGAAGTCGCTGGGGAGTTGGCAGCGATAATCGCCGCCATGTCGTCCTCATCAACTTCGTAGCCTAAAATACCCATAGCCTGGGGCAAAGGAATGCCGGTAGAAACAAGCGTCTGCAAGCTGCCTGCCCGCTGTGCTTCGTCCGCCTGGAAGATGTCAAGCTCGTCATAGTCAAAGCGGAAAGTGTAGCCTGAGCCTGTCAAAAGCTGTCTGTTGATAGCGTCTGCCATCATGTCGCCCGCCGGCCTAACCGTGTCCTGCCAGAAGCTCATGCGGTGTTCGGTCGCCGTGGCAAAGTTTGCCGCGTCCTCAAGCATAGTCTGGGGGATACCGAAAGCAACGGCAATGGAGTGCCGCGCCTGCGCGATAAGTTCGGGTAACATCAAGTCTTTGATCGGCTGGGTCAGCACCACCGGCTTGACCTCGTTTGACCTCATGACGATAGTTCGCCACGCGTTGCTGATGCCGGTCATAAACTGATTGAAGCGCCCCTGCGCCCGTTTGATTTCGTTATCGTCCGTGTTCTCGCCTACACCGATGATGGTCAGGGGCATAGCGCCTTTTTCAAAGAAAGCGTTATCAAACAGTGAGATGTAACGGATCAGTTTAGCGTCGCTCATACACACATCCACCGCGCTTTTGCCGGGTTGGATGTCATCACGAGGGTTATACGTTTTGAAGTAAATAACCTGCTCAGCTGCGTAGGTTTCGCTTTTCTCGCCGTTGGAGTACAGGAAAGACAACTTCCCATCCCAGACAACAGTCACGCAGAACGGGTTCAAGCGCACAAGGTCGCGCACCACGCCGCCGTTTTTGCCCGTGACCTTCAACCAGTAGGCCGCGCCGGTCAGGAGAAGGTCGGCCTGCGCGTGCCACACGAGAGACTTTAGCGGGGTCTTGTAGGGCCAGTCTATATCTGAGCCGTCAGGACGGTAAAGCCCGCAAGGCACGCTGGCTAGCGCGTCAGCCCTCATGTTCACGGCGCGGTTCACAAGGGGAATTTTCTCATA